ATTTCCAAACAATGCGTTCTGTACATCAGCGTTGGTTTCCATAGCGACGATCTGGGCCCACGTGATATCCCCTTTAATATTCTTGTCAAGAGTATGAAACATACCATCGGGAGTATTTTCCACACCCTTGGTCTTCGCAAATGCCGACTGCTCAATCTTCTGTGCGATAGCTACCGCAATGGCTTGACGAATATAGGCCTCCACAGAAGCGTTCTCCTGCACGAGTAGTTGCTTAGAAATATCCACATAGGCGGTCAATCGCAAAGGCTTAAATAAATTATCCTTGGAGAACGCACCCGCCCCATCCTTGGCCTCAGCATTTTCGCCCTCCCAGAATACGTTAGCCCCCGAGAATTTGGGCCAATAGATATTACCTTGCAATCCGGTCATAAATCGGGCACCCGCACGGGCTAACACCAACGCAGACTGCAAGGGCAGTAGCATCTCCTGTTGCTCCTCATCAACGATCACCCCCGTAACGGCTTCGGTTGTTGCCGTAAATGGGGCGCGTTTTTCTATATTTACAGGAACCACGATGCTGCGCTTTTCAGACATTTGCGCACCGGACGTATTGTGCAGAGTCGTGGTGGTCTCAATAACACGGGCCTCCACGTCACTCTGCGGAGTTCCATCCACTAAGTTAGCGATAGCCCGGCGCAAAGAGAATTTCCCCACTTGCGGTTGGTGCAGCTTACCTTTCCCCCGGTTTTCCTCCTCATGCATGGCAATTTCAGTATTGATATCCGCAAGACGACACTGGATTTCCCCTAACTCCTTTTGCTCTCCCTCATTCAGCATACGGGTCTCTCTGCGGGCCCCTGCCGTAATCTCTTTTGAACGGGTCGCAAGCTGGTTACGTTCGTCCCGTAATTCCGTAATACTTTTTTCTTTAGGCATAACTCAAATATTTAATGATTTATCGATATTGTCATAATACTCATCCAGCTTGCGCTGTCGCAGTTCCCGCTCGGCTTGCTCCTTTCCTCTCATATAGACCGAAGTTTTTGAATAAGCGCCATCATAGACCGGAGACACGTCAAAAAGTTCCCCGAGTTTTTCAATTGACCTCTTCCAAGTCCCGTCTGATTTTTTCTCCCACGTGTCTTTCTCAACGGTAAAGGCAAAAGAAGATTCACTAATCTCTCCCCTACGAATATTCTCAAGTAACTCATCCCCCAATGCTGTTCTAGGGGCCTCAAAACGATATTTCAACCCCTTTTGATCGATCTCAAGCCGTAAGCTACCCTCCCCATTTTTATATCGGGCTAAGATTCCTCTCCCCGGGTCATGATTCATCAAGGCGAACACATTGCTTTTTTCAAGCACCCCATCAAGAGCCCCTCGTTGAATGACCTCCTCAAAAGATAGCCCGTCCGATCTAACGTCAAATAGAAGGGCATACCCCTCGACCGTACGTTTTTCCTCATCCGAAACCACTTTACAGGCGGTATTTCTTATTTCTCTATTCTCGTTCATGACCATGTTTTATCTACTAACCACTATTTTGTCCGACAAAATCATTTTTGCTTTGTCGGCAAATCACTATTTTTAACGGGATCCGTTACGGCACGGTCCAAAGTCTGTACATTGACCTGCACGAAAGCGTTATCCCCGTTCCCCTTACGAGGTAAATTATTCTCACGGCGAATCTCATTCGGTGTAGCCGCCCCTACGTTGAATAAATCTTTCCAGTACGCCGCTTGCGCCGCTTTATCGGTGCGAAGGAAAGCGGAGGTATTAAATTCAGCCTTAACGGACCGACGCTCCGACGATAGAAATACTTTCCGATTAATCTCCAACTCTATTTTCGTGATAATCGCTGAGGCCGTATCGGTAAGATAGGCTAATTGTGTCGCCTCAACCGTTGAATAGCTGGATTTACTAAGATCAAAAGCCTTGACAGGGGAGACAGAAAAGAAACGGCATATGTCCACGACATTAAACTGCCGAGATTCTAATAATTGCGAGTCTTTCGGGCTGACCGTAATAGGCTGATATCTCATATTTCCCTCCAAGATGACGATACCGTTCGGCCGCCCGGTAACCGGGTTTGTCCGGTTTTCCCATTCTTGGTAATTCTGCTCCTTTTGCTTTTTATCCAGCCTTACCCCCTCGATTGTCAACACCCCGGCCGTATTCGCCCCACTCTTGAAAAAACCAGAAGCGTGGGCCTCGCTATCTGAAGAAATATTCAGCGATTGCCGGGCATGGGTGAGGGTAGAGACCCCTATAATCCCATCGTATGAAAAGTTGAGCACATGGATCATGTCACGGGGTTCCACGAGTTCCCGGAACCCGGTAACCCTGTACCTTTTCCGGTGAATGCCGGAGCTATCGGTTATCCACTCAATCGATACCTGAGGCGTTGGAATATAAATAATTTGCAAGGGATATATATTTTTATCTCTTTCAATATAGGCGTATCCATTTCCCGTTAATAAGACGGAGGTCATCAACGTTTTAAAGAAAGTAAAACGAGTCATATCCTCGCTAGGCTCTAAATTTAGCAACTCATAAGCTGGATGGTCTTGATAAGGGGTTTTAAAACCCTCCTTATCCACCCTGTACGTCTCCAAGGGGAGAACGGCCACGCTATCCGAGATCAAATCAACGCAACGATAAACAGTGGACAGCAACATCGGTTTATCCCGGCTCGCTAAAAAAGGGGTGATCCTGCCTGTCCAAGCACGAAAATTCGATATCTCCTGTTTGCTCGCTTTTCTTCTTATATCTATCTCTATATCCGTAAAAGGGACTCTCATCTTCAATCGGTGTTTTCATACTAACCATAATTTTGTCGGACAAACTAAATAGCAGCGCTATACCTCGGAGAGGCTAAGTACCCACCTAAAGCCATTAATTCAGATATCACCCCGTCTATTTTCTTCTCCTCGTATTGTTTCGTAGGTTTCATATTTCCATTATAATCCAATTTCATGACCACGTTACGATAACAATGCCGGTTGATCACATTATTGTCGAGTATAGCCTTTCCCGAGAGCAATAGCCTTTCCATTTCTTTTGTTGGACGGTTGAAATTACCCAACGACTGGGAGATCGGTATCATATTAAAGCCCTTCTCCGTCGCGTTTATCGTGAACTGGGTAGCGTTCCATTGGTCGTAACCGACCGACTGGATATAAACCTTATCCCGGAGTTTCACGAGATCGTTCAAGATATAGTCGTAATCGGCGACATTTCCGGGCGTGATCGTTATCTCCCCCTGCCGACGCCATTCGCCGTATAGCTCTTTGAAACGTTTTTCTTGCAAGGCAGCCTCCGGAAGATAGTACAACGTCTTAAAATACATTTTTCCGGCCTCCTCATCGGGGAATAAGGCCGACATGGACGTAAGGTCACTCGTGCTCGAAAGGTCTATACCCACGAAGCACTCCCTATCAATGAAATCATCTACATTAACAGTCCGAGAGGCGTCCAAGATATAGTGCTCCGGTATCCATACCGTACTTGAGTCGCACCACAGATTTATATTCTTTGTCTTAACCCCGACCTCCTCCGAAGGGGAGTTTATCGCTTTCCACACTTGTTCACGAACATAGGAGGGCTTTACGGTTATGCCCAAATTGGGATTACTCTTAACCCAACACGTTTCATCCTTCCAATCATCATCCGGATCTAACGAATAAATAGCGGCGAAAAGGGTATCGTCCCTCTTTAATCCTTTCAGAACCTCGGTACACATCGTACGAAATTGATAACATGGTCCCAACTTATCAAAACCTGCTGTCGTTATAATTATCGACATAGGGTTCTCACGCATACCTTGTGAGGACTGCAAGACATCCTTTAGCTTGCCATTCTTCGCCGCATGATACTCATCCAGAAGAAACATGGAGGCGTTAAAGCCGTCCAGTTTACTGTCATCAGCGGCCAATACCCGGAGAACACTCAGAGTTTTCTCGAAATTCACCCGATCCCGATACGGCTCAAGATACTTATGTCCCGGATCCAAGCCTTTCACGAAGTTCGAGCACATCCCGAAGCTTATCTTTGCCTGATCTTTACTATTAGCGGCCAGATATACCTCCGCGTTAGCCTCCCCGTCGTCAATTAAATGATATAGGCAAAGGGCTGCGGCCAAGGCAGACTTACCTTGTTTTCTTGCCATCTCAATATAGACGGACTTAACGAGCCTTGTCCCGTCAGTTTTTACATAAAACCCATAGATACACGCAACAATAAACATCTGCCACGGAGCTAAAATGAAAGGTTTACCTGCGTGCCTTCCAGTATAATGTCTCAAAATAGCGATAAACTCTATTACCTCATCCACTTTCTCTTCTCTAAACTCGTACCTATCGTCCTCTATCAAGGAAAAAAATCTTTCGGCGGCTAATTTTATATATTCACCGGCTACGATTTTCCCGGAAAGGACCTCCTGCGCATACTGGTAATACCCTTTCATCGCTTCTCTACCTTTTTCGCTTTTTTCTTAAAATACTCCTCCATCGGGCTACTGCCGGTTTTATCATCTTTCATTGCGCTAATATGGGAGCGGCTTTTAACCGTCAAGCCGTACTCTGTCATAATCTTCATAACCTGGGCATAGTTTTTAGTCGCAATATTCTGGGCGGGATTTGCGGCCATCTCATACTTTATCTGCACGATGGGACCTTCCTCCAGCATTATGTCCGTGGCCTGCAAATACATCTCATAAGAAGTCGCAAGCATACGGAGCGCTCCCAAATCAATATTCTGGATTGCCTTTCGTTTATTCAATTCCTTTACGACATCGGTCATGAACTTCTTTGTCTCATCGGATAATTTATCCGGCATATCAAATTTCACCGCCATACCACACAGTTTACCTATCAACCATAAAAATGTCCGACAGTGATACATGTTAAAATTTTAACGATTCCAAAAATCAAAATTTACCCGTGCGTGTAAAGCTGGGTTCGGTGAGGTTTCGAGGGGCGGAAGCGCTAAAAAATACCCCCATACCCCTCCCCCCTAACGTGGAACATCACTCGTGGAACGTTATCTTCGATTATGGACGGCCTGATGGTGTCTCTTACACAAGCTCATAAGGTTATTCAAGTCATAGGCTAATAAATATCTCTGTTCCGGATCGGTCACGTCCATAAAGCTAACTATATGGTGTATATCCTCAGCCGGTACAACCCTGCCATCTTTCTCGCACATCTCGCATAACGGCGATATGGCGAACTTCATGGCCCGAAGCCGACGCCAGCGCTCGGAATTATATATCTTACGACGCTCGGCATCATATTGGCTATCATTCTTCTGTTTCTGATGACCCGTTTTGGGCCTGTATATTGTCGGCATAATTTACCTCCTTTAGTTGCTGATTATCTTTCATTACTTGATATCGAATCATTTGAAAGCGATACTTGAAATGCCTTATTATCTCATCATCGGTCCTCAATGTTGAGGCCGCCGGATCCCGTATCACGAATAAAATCGTTTCCTGAAAAATATCCTCATTGCCGTAATACCCACAACCCGAGACCAGCCCCCTACAACAGACCTCGAACAGGTCTTTATACAACCGCCCCAACGCATTTGCGATAAATCCGTTCGTCTTATTCCTTCTTTGCCTTGTCCTCATCCAGCTTAAAGTTTCCCGCCTCATCAAGAAGCGCCTCGATACTACGTGTTACCATCCCCCTGATTATCACGGATACCTTGGAACCCGTCCTCTCCGATAGCTCTTTTAAAAGCATCCATGTTCTCTCATCAAACCTGATCGACCTCCTTGTCCTATCCATTTACGCTCCCTCCCTTGTATTTATTGATTCTAGCCTTAACCGCCTGCATCAAGGCCTCCTGCTTGTCGGCCTTTCCCGATATCGCTTTCATCACGTCCTCGTCCATCGTTCCCTTCGTGAGTAAATGGTAAATCTGTACCGGCCTCGATTGCCCCTGCCTGTGCAGCCTGGCGCAGGCTTGCTGGTACAATTCCAATGACCATGTCAAACCGTACCAAACGATGATATTTCCTCCCTTTTGCAAGTTCAACCCGTGCCCCGCCCCCGCCGGATGGGCCATCAAGACCCGTATCTTTCCGGCGTTCCAGTCATCTATATCCTTACCACCTACGAGCTCACGGGGCTTGTAGGCTCTCAATTTCCGTTTGATGCGGCCGATATCGTGCCGGAAAGAGTAGAAGATCAAGACAGGTTCTCCGTTGGCCGCCTCGACTATCTCCTCCAGCGCCTCAAGTTTATAGTCGTGTATCTCGTGTACGTTCCGATCGGCGTCGTATATCGCGCCGTTGCTGAATTGCAGCAATTTACTCGACAGCGCGGCGGCGTTCACGGCGGATATGGGGCTTTCCCCGTCTTGATCCAACAACCGCAAGACCTCCGTTTTCTCAAAATCCTCATATCGAGCCCGGATATCGTCCGGTAAAGAGATCTCTGCCGTATGATCCAAACGCGGCGGTAATTCCAGATAATCCTCGGCTTTCATCGACACGCAGATATCGGATATCTTTTGGTATATCGCTTTCTCCGACCCGTCAAGTATCTTGTAGTCGAATACGACTTGCCCATTGCTCCGGCCTGGACGAAAGTACTTTTCCCGGTATCTCGTGATTGTTTTCTCCAGCCTCTCCCCCTGATCCAGTAAGTAAATCTGACTCCAGATGTCACACAAGCCATTCGGGGCCGGCGTGCCGGTCAAACCGACTACGCGATCGATCTGCGGCCGCACAAGACGGAGGGCCTTGAAACGCTGCGCTTTCGGATTCTTAAAGCTGGACAGTTCATCTATCACCAACATGTCAAAAGGCAATGATCCTCGATATTGGGCCACCAACCAGCATACGTTCTCCCTATTGATCACGTAAATATCGGCCTCCTTACGTAATGCCTCCTTACGTTGGCGCTCAGTCCCCAGCACCTTGGAAACCCGAAGGTGTTTTAGATGGTCCCATTTCTCGACCTCCTTGGTCCAAGTATCCTCGGCGACCCTTTTGGGAGCTATTACCAAGACCTTACTAACTTCCAAGTCCTCATACATCAGCCGGTTTATGGCCGTCAATGTAGAAACCGTCTTGCCACATCCCATATCCAGAAAGCAACCCGAGGCGGGATGATTTAAAATGAAATCAACCGTATATCGTTGATAGTTATGTAAATTACTCTCGTTCATTTTCAAGTCTCATTAAAAAGTTGTTTAATGTCCCGATCGAATCGATCACCTCCGAGACGAACCCGAGGGATCTCAACTCAAGCTGTCTTAGTAGCTGCTTTTCGGTAGGCTTTTTCCCGGTCGTCTTCAGTTCCGCCCAGTATGTCCGCCCTCCGGGCATCAAGATTAACCTATCGGGATAACCCGTCTCATAAGGGGAAGAAAACTTCAGAGCCTTACCGCCCAGTTTCTTGATCGCCTCCCTTAATTTTCTCTCCAAGAGTTTCTCGTTCATCATAATATTTCTTGAACGCATCCGTAACAGATAAAATATACCTCCCTCCGCAGGATCCTATGCTTAACACAGGTACTATCTCCCCATCAATGACCGGATCGAATGTCAAAACGTCTGTTATGTACCACCCGGCATCGGTCAAACGTATATTTGCCGCTTTCGCCAATTCCCTACGGAATGAATTATACCCGATAGGAGATTGAAATTCTTCTATTATGCCGACCGCGATATCAATCAACCGCCAATCTAAAACCGTTAATTCCTCAACAACCCGATGGGGGCAACCCGTCATCGCTTTTCTAAAACCCATAAATTCTCTTTTCATACCACTAATTATTGTTTGAATAAACCAACCACTAAAAACCGTCACGCATGTGCGTAGCGTATTTTACTATTTTACCTATTTTACCTATATGTATTATAAGGTATATAGGGTATATAGGTATATTTTATTATTATATTATATTTATAGTAGTTTAGTAGTATTATATACCTAATCATATAATAATAACCATATTGAGCCATCTACCTAATTTCTACAAAGTCATTACCATCGCCATTGATGGTAGTTAGAATATGGTATCGCCATCGACATCACTACCGAGTGTGGGTAGTAATTCACCCGCCGTTCTTTTAAAGTATTTTTGATTTTTATAAGGATGTATAATTCTGGGCGTGGCAATATACTCCCATCCCTCAATACTTCTCATTATGTTCATGATCTCTCTTGAAGTGGATCGTGTAAGATCGCCCCGGCGACCACCAAGACACTCACACCATATTTCCGCCACGCATACAAACTTTCTTTGGGTTACTCCGATAGATTGTATTGGGTCGTTACCCACTAAATAATCCCTCCGTCTATCAATGGTCATACTCTTCCAGTCGACAGGCAATAGTGTATCCAGATAGTTTTGGATTATGCCTTTACGATCATCTTCCTCTGTGTATGTACCGCGGCGGATGTCCATCTCCTTTTCAAGCCTAGGAGAAAGACAGAGTTTCAGTCCGGGCTGATAAAGTTGTTTCGCTTCCGCCCATATCTGGTCTACAATGTCGGGGGTCAAGTCTGTCCACTGATCTTTTGTCTTTTTATCAATGTCAACTTCCATCGGCCAGAAACGCCGTGCGCCGGTAGGATCCCGTAGAAAACTTAAATCGTTCGTTGTTCCGAAGAATACGCATTGCCGGACCTGATCTTGCGGGTAACGGTCATATGAAGCCCGATAGAAATCGCTAGGTGCTGTAAGAAAACGTTTTATCGTTTCCGAATCTTGCTTTCTGAATCCAGCTAATTCGGCTATTTCTATGATCCATTTACCCCGTACGCCTTCATAAGCTTCTTTTCCTTTTATGTCCAGACTGTCGTTGAACCACCGTCGATTTCTAGCCAGCTTTGCCAATATCTTACTTTTTCCGGTCCCCTGCGCACCGACCAACACTATCGTATGGTCAAACTCTACGCCGGGATCCAGTGCACGGGCCACGCAAGCCGTTAATGCCTTTTTTGTACACACCCTAAATAGTTCACAATCTTCCACTCCCAAATAATCGATGAAAAACGTTTCGACCCGTTTCTCGCCATCCCATGTAAGACCTTCCAGATAATTCTTTACCGGATGAAATGCGTTTGCGCGAGCCACGCTATCCAAAGCGTCCGAGATCTTCCCTTTAGAGTCTAACCCGTATTTATACTCTATATACCTTCTCAAGTTGGATTCATCATCGTCCCGGAAAGCAAGGTCAACATCATCTTTTTTCCTCCAAGCGGGTAAAATATCATTGAATGCCCTACGGTTGGAAAATAAGTCAGCCGCAACTTTACCGACGACAGGATCATTTTCCAATATACGTACGATATTTTCCCTTAACGGCAATATATTCCCCTTCTTATCACAATTGAGAGAATCTTTCCATGTATCATCCCCAGTTTCAACACCTTCGAAGTCAGAAACTGCCCCTTTTTGGCGCTCTTCCATAAGCAGACGCTTTACCGATGTGTCATTGCATGCTAATTCCTCCATCGCAAGATATGACGGATATCGATCTATACGAGTCCCATTTTTCTTCACATTCTCGTCACGGTCACCGAACAGGTGTATCCGGACGAGATCGAAAGCGTTACACAGCGTCCCGCCCGTGGGATCCGTACCATGATGGGAAAAAGCGAATTTATCATCGTAAACGATCAGTCCAGCCGCCGTGCTCCCGTTCCTGTACGTATAGCGGTTATCCACGTCGCAAGCCTCGTAGACATCGGGAAGGAACGTCTCGATAGCCCTATGTATCCCGTATGTCCGGCAGAACACCCCGACAATGCCGGTTTTCTCCAGGGGATCCGCCTGTTTCCTTATATCTCTCCGGATCATATCGCCTTGCCGATCGGACACCGGCCACTCGGTAGCGTCCTTCCAGTTATGATAAGTAGCCAGTACCTCATCGGCGGACAGCCAAGGCCCGTCCTGACACTGGAAATAGTACTCGATATCTTTCGGGGTCGATGGCCAGTACATGAGCCGCTCGGGCTCATATGTCGTGTCATCAAATTGATCGATACCCAAATTCCCGGCGATCCGCCGGGCGATGGGAACATACTCATCGGGCGTGACCGGGCGATCCAAAGGGACCGCCAACCTCAAACGGGGTTTCTCCGGTGAATGCTTGTGGGTCGAGTATACCACCGCGGCGTTATCATAGTACATGACAAAGTCATCCCAGAAATCACGTGAGGCGTTATCGACATCAAGCGTGATCACGCTACGGCTTAATACGGAGTCCGCCCGGCGCCGGCCCTCGGACAAGGTCCCCCCTACGAAACCGCCGATATCCTTAATCTCGTCTTGGCGGCTCTTATCCGACTTTAGGTACTCGGCCAACGTCTCGTGTGTCTTATGCGTCTCGGATAACTTCTGGATAAACAAAGACCACATAATATCCCTGTTCTTCCACCGCATCTCCTTCCTGCTTTTACCTAGGGCGATCGCTATCTCATTGTCGTACTTTATTTGCATAGTAATTTTTTATCTCACAATCAATATTGCTATTTCCCTCCCCGCTATCGCCCTCCACACGCCCCGAGGTGTATAAAGGGCATTTCGCTTCATCCGGGCACCGGTGACCATGGCATCTTATTTTTCGTTCCATGGTTTAGTCATTCTTAGGTCTAGACTCAAACGAGCCATCTATGACGATGCTGGCTCTCGCATCAGTCACTTTCCCATAGTACATAGAATCTTTATAAGACCGGATGAATGCGAGCAACACCTCGTTCACCATGATCGTCCCTCTCGTGATCGGAGACAGGAGATGGATACCTCCCATGTCCCGGCAGCGGCTTAGGGCTACGTAAACCTGTCCGGACGTGAAAGCCCTGCCAGCGTCAATGACAGCGCCGTCAAATGTCAAGCCTTGGCTCTTGTGAATGGTGATCGCCCACGCCAACCGTAGCGGGAGCTGTACGCAACCACCCACCTCCTCGCCCCTCATCATACCTGAGTCCCGGTCATAACGATACTTGTTATTCATCCACTTGTGGCGGATGACCTCGATCTCGTTCCCGTCATCGGTCTTGACGACCACCTTGTCCGGATACAGCCTCAACACGTTCCCGAGAGTACCGTTACAATAAAGCCCCATCGTATCGTTAACGAGGAACATCACCCTCGCTCCGGGTTTCAACGACAACCTGTTATCGCAGGGAATGGAGCCTAGCGGGAACTCCCCGTCTATATCCGCACGGTAGATCCTCCCCTCGCCGTCCAGCTCGAAGAGCTTGTTCGCGTTGATGGCCTCAGCGTCCGCCTTATGCGTGCAAAGCGTGATTGCCTTGCCCTCCGGATCCTCGTAGTCCGGATCGTAAAGGGAGAACAGGCTATCCATGTCCTCGCCCGTAGTCTGGTACTCCCGGATACGGTTGAGCAATCCCATGAATACCGGATCCCTCTGCCGGAATACGGTGTCCAACTCCACCACGTGGAACCCTGTCAGGGAAAACGCCTTGGCATCGAAGAAATACGGCGAGTCATACACCTCACGCAGCACATCCCAATCCTCACCCTTAGTCACGGGCGGCAACTGGAACAAGTCCCCGAACATCACCACCTGCACGCCCCCGAACGGCTTGTTACGACCTCGGTAATGGCATAATACGTCGTTCACGGCATCGAGCGTATCGGCCCGCACCATGCTTACCTCGTCTATGATAAGGAGGTCCAGATGCCACAACACGGATATTTTCTCCGGGCTCAGCCTGTACCTGTCCATGTTGTCATGGGTCACGCCACCCTCTATCCTCGGCCTGTAAGGATGGAAAGGAAGGCAAAACATGCTGTGCATCGTCACTCCCCCGGCGTTTACCGCCGCGATCCCGGTAGGGGCCACGACGGCGCAACGCTTACCCGTGTGCTCGACCAGGTACTTCAGGAAAGTAGTCTTACCGGTTCCCGCCTTGCCCGTGATATACACGTTTTCTTTAGTTTCTTCTATAACCCGAAACGCCTCTCTCATTTCGGGGGTCAGATTTTCGTTTCTCATACTCTATCTATTAAAGATTTTACCAAAGAACCTCAAGACTTTTTGGTTACTGCCCTTCAGTTCCAGCAAGGACTCATTTTCAATCCGGATGCGTTCAAACTCCTTCATATTTGACTCCACCGCTTTATCGATCTCCACATTCAGCGCAATCAACTCATTACGTGACTGATTAAATACCGATAGAATACTGTCTCTTCTTTGTACAAATTCATGTGTTCCCATATTCTTAATCCTTTTTATAGTAGTTAGTTATATATCCATCACCTTTAAGGGGTAAACCCTCCGCCCAAGCAATCGGCTTTTTAAAGACCCCGCAGACCTCGGCCAGTGTTTTAGTCCCGTCATCCGGGACCTCAAGTATGACCTCGTCATGCACGTGGAAAACGATAGGATAACCCATCTTCTCCAATCGGGCCATTGTCACGGCCAAGCAATCCCGGGCGATACCTTGCACGATGTTCTCTACCAGTTTACCGCCATATGTCTCCTGCTCCTCCCATTTCCGGGTCGTTTGGTTCTGCCCCTCATATACGATCGTTTTTGATTTCCTGCCAAACTTATCCCTAATCTCCAACCGGGCACGGGGATAAAAGAGCTTTCGCCCTGAGGGTAGTTGTACAGTCATCGCACCCAGTTCCGAACGAAATCTTATTCCTTTTTTGATCACTGTTTCCCTATTGGATATAGACCCCATCGCCGCCGCCTGTACCTCGTCCCAAAGATTTACGATAGCGGGATTAGCGGTACGCCAATGGCTTACGATCTCTTTCATCTCTTCCTCGGATAGCCCCATTTTCTCACCGCCCATCGTCCTCATAGCGCCAACCCCACCTTGATAACCTAGAGCCAACTCAGCTATTTTGCCTTTTTGCCGACGTGGATCCGTCTTCGTGATCGATTCGACGGGAATACGGAACATCATACCGGCAGAGGCCTCATATATCTTACCGTGCGTCCGGAATACCTCCATACGCCAAGCCTCCCCTGCCAGCCAAGCGATAACACGGGCCTCGATAGCGGAAAAGTCGGCCACTATAAACGTATGCCCGGGTTTAGCGATGAAAGCGGTACGGATAAGTTGGGAGAGAGTATCCGGGACATTACCGTAACATATCTCAAGCATATCCAAATCTCCATCGAGGACCAGTGACCGGGCTAGGTCAAGATCCGGAATATGGTTCTGGGGCAGGTTTTGGACCTGCACCAACCTTCCCGCCCATCGCCCTGTGCGAGCTGCCCCATAAAACTGGGTTAATCCCCTGACCCGGTCATCCTCGCAAACGGTTTTATCCATCGCCTCATATTTCTTTACCGAGGTTTTACCGAGCTCCTGACGGATAGCCAAAAGGCGCTGGACATGTGAGGCGTCACACGATCCCATGATATCGGGCATATCCTTTTTATTAAGGGATTTTACCTCGTTCCCTGTTTCCTGTTCCAGCCATGTCTTTAATTGAGCTACGCTATTCGGGTTATCCAGCCCTGTCAACTCCGCGGCCTCGACCGAAAGACGCCCGTTGTAAACAAGGTTCATCCGGATCGCATTACGCACCATACGCATATCAAGCATCACGCCTCGATCATTGATCCGCTGATCTATATCGTAAAGTTCTTTTTCAAATGGGGGGATTTTAAACGCTGTCGTTTTCCGCCGGATGGCGTTCTCCACCTCCACGTCACGCTTGCAATATTTCTTGAAGAGATCCCATTTCTCCGGGGCATGTTCCGGTAAATTACGGGTCCGCATCCCGTTCGTTGTTGTCGGCTTGCAAGGCAAAGAGAAATAGCGGATCAGCGCCTTCCCCTCATTCATCTTTTGATCTTCCAACCGGAGCACCTCACCGACGGCGGCGAGGGATAAGGGGAGCCCCAGCATCGCGCTACGAACCATCGTGCACTCCCACTGGTCAGAGCTTAGATACAGGCCGAGATACCGAGATAGACATATCCGCTCAAACGTTGCATTAAATGCGGTTTTCAATACTTTTGGGTCGGACAAGGCCCTATATATGTGTTCCGGTAATTTTTCCCCTGAGACCAAGTCTACGATCTCTACCGGCCCGTAGTCACAGGAATAAGCGAAAAGCAAGATAGTAAAGTCTTTCGCCTCCGCATATTTATATACCCCGCAACTCGATATATCATTGCTACCGTATGTTTCTATATCGATCGATAAGACTTTAAACGAGGCAGGGGTCTCCCTTCGTTCCTTGGCCGCTTCTTTTATCATGTCATTCCACATACGTGCGAAATTTCTGTGAAAAGATATCCCATACTCGGTGTACGGGATCCATCCCCCCCCGCCCGGCCTGAATTCGGATTTCCGGATCCCGGATACATCAAAGCAATACGAGCTTAGAGAGACCTGGCGGATCTCCTCGTATAGCTCCTCAGATATATCCTTTAATACGGTCCGGCTCTCTTCCTCTACCGTGTCTCGAATAAACCGAGATAGAATATCTACCGTTCTTATGTAACCGGCTTTTATCCCGTCCCCTAAAGGTGGGAAATATAGGTCAACGATCTCGGAGGTTATACTTTTAATATGTCTCATGATACTTATTTTAATTAGTGCCCGCCCGGGGAATCAAACCCCGGGACGCCTTCAAGTCATTGGCTCGGGTCCCTTGTTAATCGGGTAAACAGGAAAAGATGTCAGTCCCCGAAAATGTCCGTTGGCTCAGAGTCATCCCCCATCGGGAACGGGGCATCGGCCATATCGACTTCGGCAAAATCGGCATCGGCTGAGACCCGGCCTCCTAAAGACTCGCCATCCTTTACTTTCATGACATTGTTAAGTCCCGCCGCAACCCCGACATTACCCTTCGCATTGAACGGATAAAAATTGATAGAGACGTACCCGTAACAACCGGAATAAAATTCCTCTTGGTCGGTTATCGGTTGCCTCGCCTTATCCACCACCCCGGGACGGGTTTTAGCGGAGGCATTTATGAAAAAGGAATTTTGATAGGCGTCATCCTCCGTGCGATCGGTATCGCCGTCACGAAGTGGATTCTTCCAACTCGCGGGCTTCTTGCCATTGAACTTGGATGTGATCCCGGAGGTGTAGGCCGCCTTAATAGCCTCTTTCACCTTATCGGTTGTAGTTTTATCCGATTTCGGGATAATGCACGATACGCTGAATTTCTTATCTCCGTCATCCCCGATGGAAGCGGCCTCCCACACATGTACGTAAGAAAAACGACAAGGGATCACTACTTTTGTTGTCACATTCTCATTTGCCATAATTGTAAACTTTTTTAATCGTTAATATTGATGTTTGCGAAATCATTCCCAGCGGAATTATATACCGGCCGAGGGTCTATGTTCTGTACAAGGGTCGGCTTGCCCTCCGGTTTTACAAGCAGATCTCCGCAAAGGGCGTTGAACGTTTTTTTCGTCACCAGTTTTTCCATCGCCGTGATAGTCTTCAGTTTCTTATCATAGATCAGATCCTCCCCAAAGCCATTGCTCGTAAGCACCTCGGCGATCTTCCCCTCATCCGAATACCGGCGTACGCTTCGTCCCTCCACCAGTTTGAAGCCGGGGAAATTCTCTCCATCGAGGGCGGCCCTCAAGGCGTATTCCTCAACCGAGGCGATCCAAGACTTAAATTGATCCGCTTGTGATAAGATATCGGCGATATCAGAAGATGCCAGCAAAGCGGCATCCTGAAAGTCGTATTTAGCCAGACCCATATGATAAGCGGAGAGGGCCTTACATTGCGCCTTCGCCTTACAGAACTTACAATGCGTGCCGGCTATATACTCCCCTTCCCCGGCAAAGGCTTTCTTTGCCAACGGTCTCAACTCGTTTGCGCCCCATAGTTCCAGATCCTCGGTCGATATCTCCCACTCTGAGACGTTATCTAACCTAGGTTGGTAGATCGTCATACGGACGGTGTGGATGTCGTAGATAAAATTGAACATATCCAAGGCCCCCAAGGCGTACAGCATCATCTGCTTGTTGTGATCAGCGGAGACACGGACCCCTTTGCCGAATTTTAAGTCCACGATCTCCAGCACCCCCTCCGCTATGACGATAGCGTCGCCGGTGCCGAAACCCTCCGGGACATAGGCCGTAATGTCGATCTTTTCCTCGATACGCAATACGGCCTGTTTGTCCCGTTTCCGAGCGGCCTGATACTTCTCCCACACAAAAGTGGCGTAGCTCTCGGCATGGACCCGCAGGTCGGCCGTGTAATGCTCGCTTTTCTCCAAGGCACCCATTCTCTTTGAATAGGCCGGCGTCCTCAGCCCCTTGCTAAGATGGAGCAGGATCGTTTCCCCGAACTCATGGGCCAAAGAGCCCTCCTTCGCGAAATCGCTGGTACTATCGGGGAATCGCTCCTCCAGACGGGCCGACGGCGTACAGGCCAACCAACGGCTGGCGCTTGAGGGGGATAAAATGGCATGGCTCATAATACGGATATTTTTCGCATGAATTCCTCGTACTGGTCCTCGGATAGGGCTGGAATACTTTTAGCCCCCATCTCATCCAAGATCTTTTTCATGTCGTCGCGCTTCTCCCTCTTCGCGGCGGCGGCGGCTTTCACTTGCTCCTTGGTATACTTTACTACCGGAGCCTCCTCCGCCATTCCGGTTCGCGGGGCTGGCCCGGTCTGTGTTACCACGCCGGGTACAGAAGCCTCCTCTTGCCTAGCATCCTCAGCGACCGCCAGGGTACCGGCTTGGTCAAGCGTGACTCTTGGACTTTGGGGTATCGTTACTTTATCTACGGAGAATATATCCGCAATCCGGTTAATAGCGTCCAATAACGCCGGGCTGGCGTCAAGAATAATCGTTCCTTTAAATTCCATAATACCGATTTTATAGTAATACATTCTGTTCCGTTAATTTCATGTCATGTCTCAGATTCCTCAATCGGGAATTTTTCAAATAGAGGGACAACATCGTTTTTGCCAATTCTCCCCGGCAATAGATCCCGTTCTCAAGATTTCTCAATCCCTCCCATGTGAGATCACAATTCTCGCTCAAATCCGAGATATTATCGCCTATCCCCAGATGCCTTGCCGTAAAATCGTATATCGAGTCAATCGCTATACTCACGGCCTCATCCCCCATATCATCGAATAGACCCTTTATCAATCCCGTAATTTCTCCCCTCACTTTTTCCATGTCACGTTCTATATACATGGCTTGGGAGTATAAATCGGGATATGTTTCTCCTATGACACACCTTGGCGCCCCCCCCCTTTAAAATTTGGGAGTCACCACTTCCGGCTTTCGCCTCAATTTTCTTCTGATACTCCGAAAAGGGTATCAACATCGTCATTCTTGAAAAATTTTCCATATCTTTGTCCTTTCTTCTTATGGAGACGTACATGCCGGTCCGGTCGCCAAACTTTACCCGGCGTGCCCGCCTCCGTCATTCTTAATCCATCATTACAAACTTTACAGGTTCCTTGTCAGGTCTTAGGTGGGCCATGCACGATACGCTACGCGGGCAGGACCTCGCCCCTTCCCCGTTATCGAAAGCGCATCCCTTGCACCCGTTAGAGGCCCTCATTACCCTCAATGTCATATCTTGGCATGACAGGGTCTTCCCCAATGGCGTGATCGCCAACCTCGTCGTTATCTCCATACGTACAGGCTGTCATAATGTTCCTTGTTCCCCATATACTCATCGACGATATCGCCGTCGCTATATCCCTCACCGAGGTTCGAGACGATCTCCTCATAAACCTCGTCGGGGATCGTGTCCAATACATCCATGTTGTAATCCTCCCTCGCCGCCATACAGAAGGCCACGACGGTACCCGCCAACAGCAGGCCGAGGATCGTGTTTTGACTGATAGTGTTCATGTCCATATCAAATTGACTTATGTTGTTACCTTATACCTATCCTCCGGATTCCCTTGAGGACGTTCGCCTCCTCGATGGCGTTGTCTATCTCTGCCACCCGGTAATAAACCACCCCCTTGGCCCTTTTCACGAGATCGCCGCTCTTGTCGTATGCCTCCGTCATGTCAAACTTGTAAGGCTGGAGCTTGCCACGCCTCAACAAAGCCGTGATCACCGACTTGCCATAGATGTTATGCGCCTCGTTCTGCGTGACAAGCACCTTTGGATCCGAGAATATCCTGTCCCGCTCCTCCCGCGCGGCCTTGATCGCCGCCCTCGAGATCGCCTCGTAATCGATATCCACCGGGATACCCGTGGTGTTCTCCGTGAGATCCAAGGCTTGTCGGAGAAGTGACGCCAAGGGATTGTCGCTCTTTATCATGGTATCCATAGGTCAGCCCTTTCTCTTATTCTCGTTTGCGAAAACCTCATCCAGTATCTCGTCTGGATACACCTTGACGGATCCCCAGCGGAGAACCAGTTTTGCGCGAGACTTGTCGTTAAACTTTGTAGCGACATATAGGTATTCTGGTCTTGTTAGTTGATACATTGGACCCATTTCGCCTTTTGCGTCCCTGTATTCAACGAGCCGAAATTTCGACCCGTTAATTTTCATCCACGCTGGTTCCATGATCCTGATTGACTCCATTACATGTTTATGCTGTTTGCCTGTGAGTTCGGCTATTTCCAGAGAACTCATCATCCCATTCTTTAATACTAGTGCATCCATAACCTCAATTATTTTCGGTGTTAATACCTAACCGTCTCAACAACTCATCAAATTTATCGTCATAATAAGAAGGTTGAGTTTGTCGTGGGTTATCAGGATGCGCACCATTCTCCCCATAATTTAAGCCTTCTCCTACCAGTACCGGCCACGTAACAACCTTACCTTTACTTCGAGAGTAGCGGGATTCCCGTTTTAGCATACCGGCGCCAACCATCATTTGATTGAACTTCATAGCGGACAGCGGTATATTCCTTTCTGATAGTCTATCTGTCGCCGAATGAATAACTCCTTTCGATTTCGCATAAATAGGAATGGGGAGTTCCAAGGGCTCGGCTATAGCTTTAGCCAACGCCAATTTAGCGGTATCGCTATAATTCAGATTTTTCATTAACCAATTGGCCGTATCTAACTTCATGAGTTGGATCGTACGCGGAGAGACCGATTTCGGCTTTTTTGGCTCAGATAACGCCTTACCCTCTTTCAAGGCTTTTTCCATTTGGTTGAATGCTGCGATATAATCCAATTTGAACTTTAGTGCCTTGTCTCCGGCGAAACCCATTGCTAAGAGAGTAAAACCGTCACGGTTCATTACAAACATCGGATATCGCTGTCCGTTCTGTTCATTGGTAAATGTTGTTTCGACGAACATGGGGTCAGCTGAATTTTCAGCACACCCCTTAATTAACTCTCGAATAGAGGATAACACATTCTTGTGCTCTTTACCGAACTTTTCAGCTACTAACAGGCTACTTGTTAAAGCCTGTCCTTCATTTCCTTTAAAAACTAATGTTTTCATATCCTTAAAAAGTTAAAGCCCCATCCTTTCGCCGATGCCTAAAGTGGAAGTTAGTACCGGTTACTCGAATAGAGCTTTTAAAATTTCTTACCACGGTAACTTCCACGAAACCGTATGATGATTTCCTAAAGATTTTTTAGGATTCCCTTGGGTAGGTCGATGACTGTCACTATATTTGCCAATGAAGGTGTATGAATTACGGCTCTTAGTCGTGACAGCCATTTTTATACCCGTTTGTGTTGTATCACGATGCAAAGATTGGAGAATTTCTCTAATAAAACAACATCAATAGAGTAATTCTCCGTTAAATAACGTTAAATATCTAGCTATGAGTAATATAAAAGAGAGACTTTTAGAATTCATAAAACGTAAAAATCTCACAACAGCTGAATTTGAGAGACAAATAGGTGTGAGTAATGGGTACGTGAAAAATATATCTAAATCTATACCGCCATCTAAAATAGAGAAAATCGCCTCTATATTTCCAGATTTAGATACGCAATGGCTTTTATTCGGCAGTAATTTATACTTTGACGTAAATAAAACGGATTTAACGAAACAGCTTAAAAATTTTGAACAACTCATAAAAGAAGATCCTATTAACATACCAGATGAAGCACGAAAATTAGCGCAGACCATACTTGAAGTTGAATCCAAAGATACTCGTCCACGCATCCCTTACGCAGCCGCCGCAGGCGCTCTTACCAGCGCCGTTGAAGGGATAATGGCCGAGCAATGCGAGCAAATACCCCGTATCACGGCTTTCCCGGATTACGATTTCACCATCATCATAAAAGGCAACAGCATGGAGCCTAAATACGAGGGTGGCGATGAGGTAGCATGCAAGCGGGTGGACAGCACGAGCTTCATCCAGTGGGGAAAGGTACACGTGATGGACACGGCGCAAGGTATCGTCATAAAAAGGGTATATGAGGACGGGGATAAGATCCGGTGCGTATCGTACAACCCCGAGTACCCCGATTTCTCCATGGAAAAAGATGAGATCTACTCCATGAGCCTTGTGGTTGGGCTATTGAGAATGTAGACACATAAAATTATCAATTAAGTAATTTTAGATATGATCGAAATGTGATTATCCAAAGGAGGATAACCCTAACTAAGATTATAACGATCATTTTCACCAAAGATTTCATAAGATTAGAATATTTACAACAAACGTTTATGGAAAACTCAACAAAGCAACCAGCCAATAGCATCTTAATTATTATTGGTAATGGATTTGATCTAGATATGGGATTAAAAACTAGCTACTCAGACTTTATAAAAAGCCCTTATTTTTCCCAAAATACCGAACTACATAAATATTTAAAACACAGATTAGAAATAAACAACTGGATTGATCTAGAAAATGAGCTTAAAAATTACCTAAAATGTATTAACGCTGACATTAATAAAGAAAATCACAGCATGTTAAAAGCAAGAAAGGGTTTGATTGCTAATCAATTCGAGTGTTTACGCAATGATCTCACCTCATATTTAGAGCATCTACCCACAGACAGTATAAAAATTCAATGCTATGCCTATCAATTGATGTGTATTATCTCCAAGATAAAACGATTTTCCACTTCCGACATAATTGAAATCATCAATTTTAATTATACGGACATATCACCATTGAGTTATAGATTTATTAATATGCTCCATGTTCACGGCTCTTTAAAGAATAACAACATTATTCTCGGATTCGAGGACGATGTCGAAATAGATGATTCTTTCTGTTTCATGATTAAATCTCATAGTCCTCATTTTCGGTCGTTCAACATTCGTGAAAAACTAGAGAAAGCAAATGAGATCATATTTTTTGGCCACTCATTGGGAATGACAGATTATCATTACTTTTCCAATTTTTTCAAGACCCAGTCCGGATTAGACGATAAAGGAATATCTTATAGAAAAAAGAAAATACGTATTTTCACCTACGATGAAGATGCTAGACAAAATATATTGATTCAACTTCGAAACATGAACGAAAAGCGAGTAAATGAATTATATGATTTAAATGACTTAGAGATCTATCGGACAAAAGATTGTATTGATGATATTAAAATACAATCGTATTTTAATCATCTAAAAAAGATAGCTACAGATGCGGAAGAAAATCAAAATATATTCATTAACAATACAGAGATAGAATGATCCCCCTGTATTGTTCGCATAGTTTTCAAGCCACTCCCTTATCCTTACCGACTTCTACCTTACACGACCTTGAAAACTGGATGGCCTCCAGAACCTCTCACCTTGCAATCGTCATGGATGATAGTGGCAAATGCACCAAATGGTGTAAAAGGTCATATTTGATGAGACAGATCAGATCTTTTTGGAAAAGATTGTGGAGTTGCTTCCTCATCAGTAAGCCTCGCCTCAGTACCCTGCAAGAAGTACGGTAATCTTCAAAGAACAACAATCCAGTTCAATCCCCTGTGTATGGAAAGTGTCAAGGAATCGGCCATCATATAGTACTAATAGAATTTAAAGCTCCATATCCCTATACGATCCCTATACTTATCGAATATCTCGCAAAGATATATTGCAGAAAACATCTAAATCAATTGCTTTATTGATATAATATGATTTAATTTGCAAAGTGACTTTGATAACAAACTTTCAATAATAAAAAAAATACGGTTATGCCACTAGATCCAGTTCTTGATATATACAACATACGTATCTCCAGAAGAAAAAACAAAAAAGAATCTTGTTTTAGGGAGTTACTACAGCTAAAATTCAACCGAGAAGAGAGTGTTAGAGACGAAGAACTATTTACTTTATTCACAAACAAATTCATTTATAATCTTGATACCGAAGATTGTTATCAGATAGAAGGTTCTAAAAAAGTCCTTACGATTAAACCTTGTGATACAGAAGGGAACATAAAGAAATTCGATCCCCGGTTTAAGCCAGAAGTGGGACAATTCACCTTTTCTGGTATATTACATGCCGGAAAGTATGGAGAATCAACTTATGCTACTCCAGTTAAAAACAAAAATAAACAACAAATAGTACCAAAAGATGTAGCTCTCACAAAAGAGTTCTTTTTTTTCATCACCATACCAATGAACTCACATAAAGGCATATTGATGATACAATCATATTCTGGCATTTCATACCAAGAACACTTAACAAACTATTTAAATAAATTCTTTTTCTCTGATTCGACTTATTGTATCACAAGATATATTCCCATTCACTTGGATAGTTTACGCGATAAAATAAAAAATAAGATATCGACAAAATCAATAACATATTTATCTAAAACCGAAAAATCAAGCTCTATTGGAGATAATGGGGAAAAGATTATATTAGGTGAATATGAAATTTCAATAAACATCCGACCGATTAGAGAAACGGCCAATAGTATTGAGAGTATAGATGAACAATTTGAAACAATAGTCCAAGACAAAGGTAATAGACCTTGGTATAAAAAGATTTGGGCAAAAAATAATGAAACAGGACAGCATTGTTCCTATTTTCTTGACAACGCAGATTCCCTAAAACCGAGAATTTCGTTAAGCAGCGAAATTAAAGTTAATGATGATGGGACATTTGAATCAAATGACTTATATTTGTATTGTAAAAAAATATTACCGGAGATAAGAAATATAATTGAAAGAGCGCAATGATCTCTATTCCTATAAAAGAGTATATCCATAATCTAATAAAGGAATCCCATAGATATCAATACACTAATATATCTACGGGACGGATATCTTTGCCAAAATATTGGTTTGGTTTATTAAAATGGATCTTCATAGGGATAAGCGTATATTTTCTACTCTATACATCCAGTTTCAAATCCGATATTCTAAATTCCTTAATAACAGCTTTCTCTATTTTAGTTGGGTTACTGGCCAATTTATTGATGACAGTGTACACTATGACCCAAAAATTAAAAGAGGAACCTCAAAAAACTGTCATGCAGAAGGATATTTTTAAGAAAAAAGCAAATTTCTTCAAACAGTTTGGATATTTAACTACATACGCAATATTATTAAGTATTGTTTGTATAATATTATCTATACTAAATCAATGCTCAACTACTGAAATGCTCCCTATAGTCGAACTAGTTAAATGTGAGTGGTCATTTACTCCTCAAGATATATTAGCAACATCTCGCATTATATTCTATGGATTGATAAAAGCCTCTCTTGTATATTTTGTATTAGATTTATTATATATCGTCCTATTTACCGTATGTTCCTTTATTGACTATCTCAATGGAGAGATAAAAGATATTGAGGAATCATCTGAACAGTAAATCACCGCCCGATCTCTTTCTCATGGAATACATAGTCCACGACCTTCTCTATAACCCTGTCCACCCTACTAAAGTCCGGCTTAACATACGTGTCCGTCACCCTGTAAAAAGAAGCGTGGGTCAAGCACAAGGCTATATCGTCCATTCCTACGCCGCAGTCGTTCCGGGCGATCGTGGCGAAGCTATGCCTAGCGCAATAAAATTGCAGGTTCCCTATTCCAGTGTCCTCCCCTATCACTTTCAGCCCCCTACATAAGGCCACGTTCAACCGATAATGGTTCACGTACTTGTCCGCGAAACGAAACAAACGTTTCCCTGTCAAGTCACCATACTTATCGATCACAGACCGCAAATAACCGGTTATGGATATCGACATGAAAGCGTCACCCGTAGTCTTCCGGTCTGCGGTCTTGGATCGGTAATACTCGATTCTCCCGAAACTCGGGGCCGGGCAATTATACATGTCAACGGCGTTCATCCCCGCCGCCATGAAAGAGAAGATGAACAAGTCACGAGCCAGCGCCACGACGGTATTGGATTTCTTTGGGACATAATTATAGATCCTCAGAATCTCCTCCCTCGATATCGCCCTTTTCTTCGTGGGTCTCAGCTTAGGGGCCGAATACACCTTGAAAGGTTCCGCCTTTATCAGGATGTCTCCTAGCTCATAGTCATTATAAGCGGCCTTCAAACGATTGAACACGTGTTTCAGGTGATCCATGTAGTGCGAGATCCCGTTATCGCTCATGGGGGGGAGCGTACGCTTCTTCCCTCTTATCGCGACAATCCTCTCAGTCCTAAGCCATGACTCGAACCTCATCAAGAATTTCGCCGTGAAAGACTTTATCGGCAATTTCTCTTCGCCGCTTATCTCCCTCATATAATACCGAAGCACGTTAATCGCCGTTTTGTAGGAACTCTCCGTTCCTCTCTTTGGTAAGGTTTCCAAAAAGGAGGTGGCGAAAACGATGTAATCGATATCTAGATTCTGCCGTTTTTTATAACGCTCGATGAATCCGGCCAAATCCTTGGCCGTTTCCATTTGCTCCACGGCCACGGGATTGGTGTTCACGATCTGCCGGATTGAGCGGACAATGTCATTCAAGCAATCCATAATATCGCCATCCGTTATCACCCCCATGGAGGATCCCCTCTTAAATTTCACGAATTGAGTGTATATATCCGTCGACATATACGAGACGCTCCGATTATGCGTGACTCTCACTTTAGGGTTGTAAGTCCCATCCGCTTTCTTGTGATGCTTCAGCACCGCCCATGTTATTGTCGCCATTTTTGTAAAACATTTGTAAAACACAAAGTAAAATACTAGAAAATTGAACGTATTCTACGATTAAGCTTAATTTTCGCCCTTAATAGTAATTAACTACATTACAACTGTTTAAGAAAACTGTCTTTGATAATATGAGCAATCTTAACAGCAATGTAACATATATTTCATTTCTCCGAAATAAGAATATCCGTTCTTTGCCAAAAATAATTATATTTGTATATGGAGAGCCGTAAGGCACTCTTTTAAAAACAGAACAGCTTATGGCAACAACTCGTATTCTTGTAGTGGATGATGAAGAGGATTTGTGTGAGATCCTTAAATTCAACTTAGAAATAGAAGGTTATGAAGTAGATACCGCCTATAGTGCGGAAGAGGCATTAAAAAAGGATCTGACCGTTTACAATTTATTATTGTTGGATGTCATGATGGGAGAAATCTCCGGTTTCAAGATGGCACGTATCCTGCGACAAGATGAGAAGACGGCCAATACCCCTATCATCTTCCTCACGGCCAAAGATACGGAGAACGATATGCTCACAGGGTTCAATCTCGGGGCGGACGACTATATCTCCAAGCCTTTCTCCATCCGCCAAGTGATAGCGCGTGTTAAGGCCGTACTAAGAAGAACTTCCGAGAAATCAAAAGAAAAAGAGATTGAGAAACTTGAGTATGAGACATTAGCTCTTGATACGAAACGCATCAAGGCTACGGTAGACGGGGTGGAAGTTCCATTGACCAAAAAAGAGTTTGAGATACTAAAACTTCTATTGGAAAATAAAGGGAACGTCTTCTCCAGAGAGGAAATACTGTCTCGCATCTGGAAAGACGAGGTATATGTTCTAGACCGTACCATCGATGTCAACATCACCCGGTTACGTAAGAAAATAGGTCCTTATGGAAAGAACATCGTAACTCGCTTAGGTTTCGGTTATTGTTTTGAATGCTAA